AGGTGTACCTACAAGACAGTAATCATCATTACTGAAAGCGTTTGTGTAGGTAATAGTATAATCTCCAGTTCCATGATCTGTTACTGAAGATACATTAAAACTATCTCTTATTGATACAGTTCCATCACCTTGAAACTGTATCCATGCTTTTATAAACTGCCCTTTTTCTGTTCCTGAGCTATTTTGAATTACTGGTGCTGCTGATGATGCACTTTTAATTGTACCAACTGATAATGTACTCATGGCTTTGGATTTGCGTCTTTAACGGCTTTGATGTGGGTTGCCCACGTTCCAGTTGTATCAAGTTTACCTGCTTTTAGATCTGCATACAACATATCTAACTGATCGCCAATAGAGGCATATTTTGTTGAGCCATCATAAAGCCTATCTGTTTGATACTTTAATTTGTTTAATTCAACTCTCGCTGTATCGACTTTTGATTGTTCAATTGTAACTTGATTGCCAGAAGAATCTTCAATTTGACCACTATCGTCAATCGTTTCTACATTTGGATATGCTTTTCTTATCGCTGCGTGATCAAGATTCATTTTAACCTCCTATTTCAAATGCTGTTATAAAACTAGCAAATCTTGCGTAAGAACTAGCATTTGCGTCTGAGTTTGTTTTGTTAACACAATTTGTGCCGCCATCAATTGCCATGCTTGTTGCTTGATATGTAGTTGCAGATGTTGTACTTGGGGAATCAAGATGTACAACTACACAGCTATCACAATGTCCTCCACCTGCATCTTGTCCTCCACAACTAGCTCTTGATCTGCTTCCATCAGCATCACCTTGAGCAATTTGTGTACTTCCTCTTTTTAAACCCCATGCAAATCTTTGACTTGTATTTTCGTTTGTACCAGTGATAGACATTAATATTAATATTTTACTGCTTGAACTCTGAGGAGTAATAGTAACAGATAATCCTGTAATACTGGTATCTGTACTTGAAGAAGAGAAAGTATTGGTTTTTGTTGTTGAAACTACTTGTATAATTCCTCCGACAGCACCACTTCCAAGACCTCCTACAGGTGTTATTTGATCGACTTTAAGTAAACTCATAATTTATACAACAGTCCAAGTTTCCCCAGACCCAACAGTGACTGTTACACCTGATTGTATAGTAATCGGTCCAAAGCTGCCAGCATTTTTACCATTTGTGATTGTATAGTTGCCAGTAACTGTTTGATCGTTTTCCCAAAAAATTTGATCTCCATTTCCAACTGCACCTCCACTTGCAGCAGCCCAACTTAAAACCCCACTTGCATTTGAAACCAAAGCATAACCTGACACTGCAGCATCAGTTGCAGGCAGTGTCCAAGTTAAACTTGTGCTTACTGTTGCAGGTGCTTGAAAACCAACGTAATGAGAACTGTCAGCATCAGCAAATCTTAAATCTGTTTGTGCTTGTAATGTAAGTCCGTTCTGATCGAAAAAAGATTTTTCTGTACCGCCAAAAGTTAAGCCTATCTGATTACTAGCTCTTCTAAAAAAACCTGTTGTGCTGTCTCCAAAATGTACTGAAGGCGCAGAAGCTGAAGCTGTAGGTAAACCAAGAACACCAGTTAACGTACCACCAGTTAATGGCAAAAGCCCTAAATTTGTTTGGCTGACATTTCCTAAAGTTACAAAACCTGAGTTGCCGGCATTTCTTATTTTTAATAAATTTGTATCAGAATCTATATGAGGTTGATAAGCTGCCAAATTTGCAGTTCCTGAAGGGTCTCCTGAAGCACTATTGATAGTTCTTAATGACTCAAAGATATCTTTCATTGCTGTTCTTACAGCAGCACCAGTACCGTTAGCCGGAGAAAAATTACTAGCAGTTTCTTTTCCTGTTGAATTAACTCTTGCCATTTTTTAATTAGCCTCCACGACCATATCCTACCGCCGAATAACTAAAGTTTCTACTCACAGCAGTATTTGAACTATTTTTAAATGTTACAGTAAAACCACTTCCTGTTATGTTTGTAACCTCAAAGAAGTCACCACTTGCCATATTTTGTGCAGTTATACCAATGCTTGGAGGATAAGCTGTTGTACTGCCTCCTATTGCAGATGTACCTGTAAAAAATGGTGCAGCAAAGGTTACAGCTTTGGCACCTGCACCACTGCTTATCAAAGTTGTGCTTTGCTCTGTTCTTGCTTGTAAAAAGGCATCTACACCTAATTCTGTAACTAATATGTTTTCATTAGTATCTGTGCTATCCAAAACTGCTTTGAAATCAAAAGCCCTAGCTCTAAATGTACCACTTTGAAATTTATTGTAATTTGAATAAGTTGGAGATCCAGAAGGATTATCAGTAGTCGTTCTTACAAATAATGAACCATTTACCTTTTCTGCAGCAGCACCATCAAAATCTACTCGTGCATCTAAGTCTGGTATGTCATCAAATAAATCTGAAACATTGGTTGAAGTAGATATTATATGTGACTTAATTTTTAAAGAAAAAGTATTACCTAAATCAAGAACATTAGCAAAGTTATATGAGCCTTCTGGATTTGATGCGGGATCTGTAAGTTTTAATACGTTACTGGCAACAGTAAGATTAGTTTTCGAACCACTAAATGCTGTTTGTTCTCGTATCGAAGGTAGACTCAATTCTTCACGTAGTGAAGGTATTGTTAAAATTACACTAGCTTCTCCATCACTAAATCTGCCACCTAAATCTCTAAATTTTAAAACATACTCGCCTTGTTTTGCAGGCACAATAGCTTCTGTTGAGTTGCCACTTAATGCTTCAATCAAATCAGTTGAATTAGCAAAAGTACCTGAACCGTCAACTCGAGGGCTGTGCCTTATATAAACTTGACCACCAAATTTTACATCCAAGTCTGTTGTTTGTGTCCAACGTAATCTGACCTGCTCATCATTTATTGGTTCAAGGGTGAGATTTTGAACATCTGCAGGTACTTCAGATTGACCAACTGCTGTAAATTCAAGAGTAGAAGGGTTTGCTGAAGGCTGTGCTAAAGCATTGTATGAAAATACTTTAAATTCATAATTTCCTTCTTTTGTGTTTAAAATTTCTAAATTACTTGATGTTGTTTCAATTTGAGTAAAGTCGCCATTTTCATATCTGTAGTAAACTCGATACTTACTAGCACCACTTACGTTTTGCCAATCTAAAAATATTTTTGTTACAGCGCGATTATTTATCTCGACAATTTGTTCTTCAGCCCTTAAACCAGTTGGAGGTGGTTTGATTTCAGTTAATGTATTTATACTTCTTGTTGGTAATGGAGTTCCATCTTCTACAAAATCATATTTTGCATTTTCATGTGAAACC